TGTTTATCATGGGCATTGACCCGACCGTGGTTCAAACCAGCAATCCAGACTTCACTCTGGGCTGTATCGGCATGAATTCGGATGGAAAGATTTACAAGTATGTGAAATATGTCGAAGGCACTGCGACGCTGGATTTGACTTCCGGCGATGTGGTGTACTACGTCGATGACACTGGCTATGGCACGAACACTGTTACCGCTGATGTGTCTGACTCTACGGGTCAGGAGATCGGCGCTGGCGTGTGTGGAGCTACTGTCACCGTAAATGGAACTTACTTCTGGGTGCAGATCAAAGGCGCTGCAACTTGCGCTGTTGCGCTTGGCGGCAGTGCTGGCGATGGCGACCCTCTGACCTGCGTTGGCGCTGCCGACAAGGCGCTTGCAAAAGCCGCCGAAGCTGACACCGCTGCGGTTTACAAGCCAGTCGTTGCGTTTGCCGTGGATGCCTCTGCAAAAGAGATCATCTGTGACTTCCCGTTCTGATGTACCGGGGAGGGGTGGCTGTCTGCCCCTCCCCATTCCCTTCACTTTTGAGGTTATGAAATGAGCACACTTCCGCAAATTAAGGCCGAGGACAAACCCCCGATGCTGCGTTTTGTGAGAATCGCTGAAGAAGATCGAATCGCAAGCGAGGAAACAGGCCAGATTGAATATAAGGACGTTGTAAAGGTTTACGTTAAGGCCGCTGGCGATACCAAGTGCGAGGTTCCGTTCCTTGCAAAAGATGTGATTTACGTTATCAAAAATACTGTGGTGGACGTGAAAACAGAGATCACGCGCACAGTCAGAGACCCAAAGACCGGCGAAAGTATCCAAGTTCAGGAGCCGGTCACCGAGCGAATCGAAAAGGAAGTCAGAGACAGGGTAGAGATCAATCCGTGGCTGATCCAGTTGAAAGACAAGCTGCGTGATGGCTTTATCACTGACCAGTATTACGACTACTGCAAACGCGCCTATGAACGATTTATGGCGAGCGAGACGGCACCTGTTGATGGTGCCCCCCTTGCTGACTGGCGCGGCGCTACAGAGGCCATGAAGAAGAAAGCAATGGATATTGGTGTCGTGACTGTTCAGGCGTTGGCCGAGATGAACGAAGAGACCATGCAAAACATCGGCATGGGTGCTCGTGAGATGAAGCGCAAGGCGATTCAATGGCTTGAGGCGAATGATTCCCCGCTGAAGGCCGCTTCCAAAATCGTCAACCTTGAGGAAGAAAACAAGGCTTTGACTGAGCGGCTGTCTATGCTCGAAAGAGCGTTCAATGAGCAGCAGGCAGAGAAGAAAGTCGGCAGACCAAGGAAATAAGCAGAGGCGGCATAATGTCCCTAATAACGATGATTCAGGATGTGTGCGATAACCTGGGGATTCCCAGGCCGACGACCGTTATTGGCAATACGGATCAACAGGTTATCCAATTGCTGGCTATTGCAAACCAAGAGGGCAAGAACCTTGCTTCTCGTTATGCGTGGTCGTCGCTGATCAGGGTCAATACGTTCACTATGTTGCTGGCGGAGCTTCAAGGAGCTATTAACAGCACGGTAGTGACCGCTGGAGACTTTGATTACATCCTGAATGATACGATATGGAACAGGACATTATCAGAGCCTATATTCGGGCCAGCAGGGCCGGTGGAGCGTCAAACGCTTGCCGCTTTCCCTGTTACTGGCCCTTATCAGAAATTCTGGATACTGGCCGGGAATCTGTACATAAACCCGGCGCCGACTACTGCGGATACTGGAGCTTTTGAGTACAAAAGCACATTCTGGTGTCAGAGTTCCGGTGGTACTGGCCAGGCTAAGTGGGCGGCTGATACCGATACCGGAAAACTGAGCGAGGATTTAATGACTCTCGGGATTATGTGGCGATGGCTTCAGCGCAAAGGCTTGGATTATGCGGAAGACTTCAATATCTATGAATCTCGCGTATCTGATGCAATGGCGCGTGATGGCGGCAAGCCTCGATTGAATCTTGGGGCCAGCCCATACGACAGAATACCCGGTGTAATTGTTCCACAAGGGAATTGGTATCAATGAGAGTAGCGGCATTCAGGAAGGCGGTTAAGGGGATGAAGGTTTCATCTTCGTACTCATTGCCCGCCCCTTATGGTGGATGGAATGCCCGCGACTCTGTTGCGCAGATGAAAGAAGATCAGGCGCTTTCTATGGTTAACGTCTTTCCTGATACCGGGGAGGTGATGGTCAGGAAGGGTTATTCTGTTTTTGCTGAAGATATCGGCGCGTCTGTCGAAAGCATTATGGTTTACAGCTCTCCAGCCGGTACACAGTCGATGTTCTGTGCTGCAAACACTGCGATATATGACGTTACGGCTGGAGGCGTTATAGGCGCTGGCGTACAGACAGGATTAACAAATGCCAGATGGCAGTCTGTCAACTTCACGAATTCGGCTGGTGATAGTTATTTGTGCTGCTTCAATGGGGTAGATGCACCAAGATACTGGGATGGGTCTTCGTGGATATCGGTAACAGCCGTCTCAACTCCGGCCATCACAGGACTGACCGCAAGCACGATAATCAACGCGACCGTACACAAACGAAGGCTTTGGCTTGTGCAGGTTAATTCGCTGAAGGCTTGGTATTTGCCTGTCGATTCTGTGGGCGGGGCAGCGGCGGCGCTTGATCTTGGCGGTATTGCGTATAAAGGTGGGTACATAGTCACACTCGGTACGTGGACGATTGACGCAGGCGAGGGGATGGACGATTACTTCTGTATCGCAACCTCTGAGGGGCAGCTTGTCGTTTATCGAGGCACAGACCCGTCTGACTCTACGAAATGGGTTCTTGTTGGCGTGTGGGACGTTGGACAGCCCTTAGGTTATCGATGTCTGTACAAATACAAGAACGATCTTCTTTTTTTGTCCAAAGAGGGCGTGCTGCCTCTATCTGCATTAATTACGACCGGGCGAAGCGATGCTAGGGTTAGCGTAACCGACAAGATCACGCAGGCGATGGCCAGCGCTTCGGCTTTGTATTCTGCGAATTACGGGTGGGATTTGCTGTACTACCCTGAAGCGAACATGCTTTTAATCAATATCCCTGTTGGGACTAATACTCAGCAGCAGTATGTAATGAACACGGTCACTGGCAGTTGGGGCGGGCCTTTCAATTCCCTGAAGGCTGTTTGCTGGACGCTGTTCGACGGTGAGCCCTATTTCGGGTCAGATGGATACATTGGGAAGTTTTGGAACACTCTTAGCGACGATGGCTCTAATATCGCGTTTGATATTCAGCAGTCCTACAGTTATCTCGGATCAAAGGGTCGGCTGAAGAAAATTAAGTCTGTTAGACCGGCCATTCTCTGTGATGGCACTCCGTCTGTTTTGATGGGCATAAACGTCGATTATGAGCAGCGTGAGATATTCGGGGCGATTACTTTCTCTGCCCCTTCCTATGCCTTGTGGGATTCTGGCGTGTGGGATTTAGGGCTATGGGGCGGGGCGCTAAGTCTGTATAATGATTGGCAGACCGTCAACGGTGTTGGCACGTCGATATCCATCAGGATGAAAGGCGAGGTCTCCGCAATTGAATTCAGATATGCCGCTGTGGATGTCCTATACGAGAACGGAGGAGTGATTGCCTGATGCCTAGTTATATACCGCCACCCGCTCCTGTAGCGGCTCCGATCACTCCCGACTACATGGGAGCTGCCACTAAGCAGGGCCAGCAGAATTTACAAGCTGGCCAGCAAACGACTCAAATATCAAACCCTAACATTGTCAATCCGTATGGCTCGCAGACCGTCACCTATGACGCTAATGGAGTGCCTACTGTAAACCAGTCGCTTTCCTCTGCCGGTCAATCTCAGCTAAATGCGGCCAACAATCTAGGCGCTGCTGGAATTGGTCGAATCGCACAGATGACCGCGCCGGATTTGACCAGCTACCAGTTTTCCGGCGTTGATCCGTTTAGCATGGGAAATGCTCCGCAGATCAATCAGATTGATACCAGCAAGCTGTCAACGGTTAATCCTTTGACCTCTGAGGGGCTGTTCGATCTTTCGCCGATCAACACCAAGAATCTGTATCAACGCACAACCATGCCGACTGTGGCAGGCCAGTCCACTGTTGCCGACGCGCTCAGGCAAAGAGAGGCGCCGAGATTCGATCGTGCCAGGTCAAGCGCTGAGAATGATTTGCTGGTGCGCGGATTCAATCCTGGCACTCAAGGCTATGACGCGCGCATGGATGAAGTGAACAGGGCTGAAAACGACTTCAATCTTGGATTAACCGCATTGTCAGGGCAGGAGCAATCCCGCCTGTTTGATATGGAAGGCGCATTGAGAGGCGAGGGATTGGGCGAGCAATTAGCGCAGACCGGATCAGAGCAGGCCGTCAGGGGTCAGTTGTTTGGCGAGCGCAGCGGCATTGCAAACTTCGAGAAGTCGCTGAGAGATCAGGGTCTGAACGAACAGCAAGTGGCGGCTCAGGTTGCTCAGGCGACAAGGGCGCAGGCGCTGTCCGAAGCGGTAGCGCGATCTAACGTGCAAGAGACCGCAAGGGGCCGCGAGGTGTCTGAGGCGATTACTGGCCGTCAATTGCCTATTCAGGAATACGCCATGATTCAGGACGCCTTACAGCCTACTCTGCCGCAATTCCAGCAGTACACCGGGGCCGGAGTAGATGCCGCGCCTGTATTTGATGCCACGACCCAGCAGGGGCTGTTCGACATGAGCAGGTACGGCACTCAGGTTGATGAAAACATGGCCAGATACGGCATTGACGCAGAGCAGGTAATGGCGAGAAACCAGCGCAAGGCAAATGAAAGCGCGTCCAAGCGTCAAGGCTGGATTGATCTTGCAAGCTCTATTGCCGGTTACGCCGGAGCACGGTAAGGGGTATTTATGGCCTATACAGCACTTCCAGAGATTCAGAGACGCATGGAGCTTGCCAGAGCTTTGGCCGCTTCGCAAACCTCTAACACTGGCACGAAGTCCGGGTCTATCACTTCCGGGCTGGCTAACGCTATCAATCAATTCCGCTCTGGCCGATTGGCTAAACAGGCGACCGAGGCGCAGAGCGAGAACGAAAAGCTGAGGACTGCGGAAATGCAGCGCCTTGCTGGCGCTTTGGCTGGTCAGGCACAACCGCCTTTGAGAGCTGGCGTGATGCCTAATTTCTCGACGCCTGAAGTGCAGGATTTGGCCACAAAATACCAGATGGATCAGGCGATGGAGGAAGCGAAAGCGAAAAGAGCTGCCGTTATGAATCCTCCTTCCATGAGTCTATCTCCGCAATGGGGCATTGACGCAGATGGTAATTATGTCCCTATGCAGCTAAGTAGCGCGGGAGGCATGGTTCCCATTGAAACACCTGAAGGTGTGCGAATGCTTCCGAGTGCTGGGCTTGCAGGGTTTGATCCTTCTCTGATTGCTCAGAAAGGTCAGGCGCAAACTGGCGTCGATGTTAGCAACATTCAAGCGACTACTGCGCCGACAGCGGCCAGAGCTGGAGCAGTTGAGGCGGCTCAGCAAGCAGCACAGATTCAATCCATAGCTCCCAGAGAGGCCGCCGAGTTACAGGCTGTTAGGGTGGCGGAAGCGCCACAAAGGGCGGCGGCATTGGCTGGAGAGGAGCGGCAATACGATTTAGTCACTGGTCTGATTTCAAAGGCGCTGGAGCAGACTGGCGGATGGACTACCGGCATGACCGGATCGGTGCTGAGCGATATTCCTGGCACGCCAGCCAGAGACCTGAAGGGCACCATTGACACGATCAAGGCCAATATAGGCACGGCACAGCTTCAGGAAATGCGAGACAATTCGCCAACTGGTGGCGCAATAGGCGCTGTTTCAGACTTTGAAAACAAAATGCTTCAGTCACTTCTTGGCAATCTTGAGCAATCTCAGACAGAGGAGCAGTTCCGGCAGAACTTGGAGCTTGTTCAGGGGCAGCTTGATGCCATTGTTAACGGCAGACGTGAATCATTTAGCAGGACGTATCAATCACAGCCTAATCCCGCCCCATCTCCAGTTGTAGAGGTCGATTGGTAATGCCTAAAACCATTAAGACAAAGGACGGAATAATCCTCAATAACGTGCCTGATAACGTCACCGATGACGAGATCAAGGCGCGAATTCAGGCTATTCGTAGTGGTGGTGCGCCTCAAACGACTCCGACCAGAATGGATATGTCCAACGTCTCCCGTCCTGATGGTAGCGCCTACGATCCATACAACCCGACTGTGGGCATGGGCGCGGCACAAAAGTTCCTTGCCGGGGCTGGCAAGGCAATGGCTGACATTGGCCGGGGCGCTAGGCAGATGGTCGGCATGGTATCCGACGAAGATATTGCGGCATCACGCGAGCGCGACAGGCCATTGATGGGAACTGGCGCGGGTATGGCCGGGAACATCGTTGGCAATGTCGCTTCTTTCCTTCCAACTGCGATGATTCCGGGGGCTAATACCTATACGGGCGCGGCTCTTGTCGGTTCGACTCTTGGAGCATTACAGCCGACAGTTGAAGGCGAGAGCAGACTACAAAATGCAGCAATTGGTGGTGCTGGGGGGGTCGCAGGCCAGGGGCTGGCTAACGCTCTTTCTCGCGTGCTTGCCCCTCAGACCTCTGCTGCCGCTAGGACATTGATGAGAGAAGGCGTTACTCCTACCCCAGGGCAGATAGCTGGTGGGCCATTCCAGAAGATGGAATCGGCAATGGAAAGCATTCCTTTCCTTGGGCAAGGGATTACGAAAGCAAAGGAGAGGGCGGCGCAGCAGTACAATGTTGCAGCGCTTAATCGTGTGCTTGCGCCTATTGGAAAAAGCGTCCAGAAGGCCGGATATGAGGGATTGGAACAGGCTCGCACATTAGCGTCTAGTTCGTATGATGACGCATTAAGCCTAATCAAGCGAGTTGATATAGACCCGCAATTTACAAGCGCTGTAAGCACTGCACGATCAATGACAAGCACGATCCCTGCCGACATGAAAAAGCAGTTTAACAACATTCTGAGGGAGGATTTATTCTCCAGAATGACTCCGGCGAAAACAATGTCCGGCCAATCGTACAAGACTGCATACAGCCAGCTTATGAAAAAAGGCACTGGTTACTCAAAGTCTTTAGACTTCAATCAGCAGCAATTGGGCGATGCGCTGAAGTCGATAGCGGGCGAAATGAAGAACCTTGCCGCAAGGACTGACCCGGCAGCGGCTAAAATGATTAGCAATGCAGACGAAGCGTGGTCAATGCTATTGCGCGTGGAGAATGCCGCAGGGAGAACGGGGGCCGTAGAGGGCGTTTTCTCTCCATCGCAGTTAGGCGCGGCATCAAGACAAATGGATTCATCCTTGCGAAAGATTGGCACTACTCAGGGCAATGCCGTAATGCAAGATTTCGCCAATGCAGGCAGAAGCGTTTTAGGTGAGACATTACCAAACTCGGGGACGGCAGACAGGGCTTTGTCATCAGCAATGGTGCTTGGCGGCGGCTACATGATTGACCCCACATTAGCTGCATCGATAGTGGCAGGAAGGGCGGCATATACGCCTACCGGGCAAAAGGCTCTTGCTGCTGCATTGGCTAAACGCACTCCCGCAATGCGCGCCTCTGGTGACGTACTGCGAAGGCTTGCCCCTGCCGCGGCATTAGGCGGGAGTGCGATGGCGGTGCAGCAATGATAGTTTTCATATCGGCGGCGCTTGTCCCTGTTGTGTGGATGTTGCTGGATATCTACGTGTTCAGGAACCTGGATAAAATGGCCCATAAGTATCTGCCTGTAAAGCTGGCTTACGAATTGACTAGAAAGAGGTAAGGACATGGCCAGAAACGGCTCAGGCACATACACGCTTCCGGCAGGCAATCCAGTTGTAACCGGCACGACTATCAGCTCAACCGTGCACAACAACACGATGAGCGACATAGCCGACGAGCTGACAAACTCGGTCGATAAGGACGGGCAGACGGTCATTACTGGCAGTCTGGACTTCAACGGCAATCCAATCATATTGGACGCCGAT